GTGTCACCAATTTCTATGGGCGCTAACGCCGTTTTTTGGGCATCGGTAAGGCTGGCAAATGTGGTTGACACGCTAGTAAAACGTGGTTCTGGTAACGGGTTTAGTAGGTAACTGGCAAGGGTTGCGGCCTGTGCGTTGGTGCTTAAAAGGCTGTCTGTGATGGCTTCTGTTTGCGTAAAGTACTCTGCAATTGAGGATGCGCTACTAGCGTTTTGTAGAACACCGCCAGACTCAATAGTGACGTTGACATTGTTAATAACGGTTTGTTGGTCAAACTCAACAACAATGTTGTCATACGGTGTGTTGCCAGTATCGCTAAAATTGACTGTCGGTGTAGCCAATGTTTGACCGATACGGGCTTGAGCTGTCAACACGTTGGTGCGGCTGCAGAAAATGCGCCCTTGTTCGGCCTGTTGGATGCGGTTTAAGTAAGCGTTTACGTTTGTGCCAGATGCTATGGTGTAAGCCCCTAGCGTCGCTGTGGGCGTGGCTGTGAGGCTTGTAGTGCCTGTGTAGGCTGCAGCGCTCAAAACGGCTGTAATGCGCGCTGACGAGGTTTGAGCGCTAGTAGCGGTAGACGGCAATGAGCCTTGTGACAGCACATAAATGTCATCGGCAGCAAAAATCTGGTAATTAGTTAAACCTGCCATTGTGTACTGCTGGTTGTATGTAGTTACTCGACCAGTAAACAAATATGCGCCGTTGCGGCTTAAACGGATTGCACGCAAAGGTGCTAGGCCCGGTTGTTCTGTAAAATCGTTGTAATACTGGCTGGCTGTGTTTAACGGGTCATAGTCACGGTTGGTGTTTGGCACACTTATTGACACAGACATTGTGCCCGGACCAAAAACATCTAACGGTTTATGACGGCCACGCTGAATGCTGATGTTTTGCACTACAGGCGTAATGTCAATAAAATCTATGCCGTCGCCATTAAGCACGTCTGTGCCGTTTAGTAGCGAGTCATCTAAGTAAAACGCTGACGAGTCAAACCCTGTTGACAGCTCTAGTAGGTAATCGCCGCCAGTAATGACAGCCGAACCAGCCATTACCTAATAGCCAAATTCAGTGGCCCGTACACTTGCGAGTACTGAGTCAACGCGTCAACAACACTGCGACCAATATCGGCTGCAGATGAAATACCACCAACCACGTTAATAGTGACGTTGCTACCCATGCCACCGTTTTTGCCGTTTAACGGTATAACGGCTTCTGGGCCTGACTCACCAATCATTGCCAATGTTGGGCTAGTAACAATGCCACCGTCTGCTAAATACGGGATGTTGGGCACGCTAAAACCTTTACCGCCTAGACCAGGAACCCATGACGGGAAACTAAATGACAGTTTGCCTATGGTGTTATTCCACAGTGATGCAATGCCATTAAAGATGCCTTTGTATATTCCTAGCACGGCAGTAAAATAGTTTTTTAGCACGTCAAACGCATATTTAGTGCCGGTGACTATGCCATCGATTACAGCGTCAACTACATTTCTCACAACGTCAAATTTGTAATACAGCGCAACAAGTGCGGCAATAACAACAGCAATGCCCAACGTGGCAAACCCAACCATTGCTAGTTGCGCGGCGGTTAAACTTAATGCAAACACTGTGTTTACCAACGTGGCAATTCCCACAGCCGTGTTAAACAGCAAGATTGCTGCCGATACACCACCAATAACACCAATAATAATTATTAAAGTTTTGGTGTTTGCTTGTGCCCAACTGCCAAATTTGATTAACGCTGGTATTGCCATTTCAATTATTGGTATGAGAGCTGCACCAATGCTTTCTTTAGTTTCATTTACGGCCACTTTAAGACGCTTCATGCCGCCCTCTGCGGTAGCGCTGGCCGCTTGTGATGCCCCACCAAACGAGCCGCCTAAAACATTTATTACGTCATCGAGTGACGCACCATCTTTAATCATGGCTTTAATTTCTGGCGATAACGCTTGCAGGCCCTTCATGTTGCCGCCGTACGCCTTCGCCAATGCGTCTGATACTTCGGCAAGTGATTTGTTAGACCCTGTAGCAATGTCTTGGGCAAGTGTTAACGCTGATTGTGCGGTCTCCACGTCTTTAGTACCACGCACCAAACTTGCTAATGCCGGGCGTAATTCATCATCTGCAACACCGCTGGCAAGCGACATTTGCAAAATAAAGTTTTCGCTAGATTTAATTTGGTCGTCAGTAGCACCTGTAACATTTCTTAGCGCTAAAGCCAATTGCACTTGTGCGGCTTCGTCCTCCATTGCCGATTTGGTTGCATCAAATAAAACAACGCCAATGCCTGCAATTGCAGCTGCAGCCGGCAACGCTGCTTTTTTTAATGCAAACGTGGTTTTAGCGCTAGCACCTTCAAGTTGTTGAAATTGTTTAATTGCTTTGTCGACCGCTTTGCCGTCGTACTCTGCAACAATTGGTATTGACAGACCCATTAGCGCAAACCGCCTTGTATCTCTGTTTGAGTTTTTTCAATCATTGCAACCATTGCTTGTTCAATTCCGCGCCTAGCTTTGTAAACCGCTGGCCCTATTAGACGTGTGCGGCCAGCGCCCACAAAACCTAACGAGTCGCCTAAACGGTTTGCGTTGCCACGCCCTGCAGTTTCAAAAATTGCAGCTGCCGGGTCTTTTTGCTCAATAAGGATTACGCCTACCGCGTTGCGTCGGCTGTCAAATTTGACGCGCACACCTCTGACGGATTTGTCAACGGTGAATGGAAATAGTTGACGCCCTCGACTAGACCAATTGTATTGCATACCAGATAACGGCACTTGTGTATAAACGCCTTGTGCGGCTGTTACAGCTGGTTGAGCAATAGAAATAGCATCGCTTTTAAAATCTTTTTGCAACTGTGGGTCAATGGCACGCAACGCGTTAATAGTGTCCTTAACGCCTGCCACTTCAATTGTTGCTGATAAAGACATTGTCACCGCTTTCGTTGCTCGTTTATAACTGTAATCACTGTGAGCAAGTCGCGTGCGCCAAACAGTATTTGTTGTTCAGGCCAGAAACCTGTTGCGGCACAAACTTCGGCTAATTGCCGTCGATAAGTGCCGCGTCCGTAGGGTTTGGGTTAGTCATGTCCGCTTCTGGCAACACGGTCATGTCTGGGTTTTCTTCAAGCCATTTCATAAAGTCATCTGGCAACTTTTCGCCTTTAACTTTAAGCAACGTGTACGCCCAAAATGACCAATCACGAAAACCCGATTGCTCGGCGTCCATCGGTTTTTTGTTAAACTTTTCTTCCCACAACGCTGTACTAAACAACGTGGTGTAAAGATATTCGGGTTCTGCACCTATTGTACGAACCAGTTTTAATTTGATACGCATTTTGCCTGCTTTCGTGTCGGGCCGTTGCCGGCGCTAATTAAGACGTTGCGACTGAGTACACGCCACCAGTAAATGTGATGTCAATGGTGTCTAGTGCGCCTAGTGCAGCGTTGACAATTGGCAAAGTCTCTAAATAGCAACCTGTAAGTGTTGAGATTGGGTTTGTTGCGCTGGTTGCGGCGCTGGTTGGCTTGATCGTGACCGTTGTGGATGTGCCCACAAGTGCAGCCAATGTTGCGTAAGTCTCTGTAGCAGCAAAACTGTTGTACATCGTCAAAGTCAATGTGCTGTTTTCAAGGCCGCCAACATACACGCGTGCGGTCTTGCCGAACGATGTGCTTTCCAATGCCTCGATCACGCGAGTCAGGGTTGATGCGCTGGTTTGGTCAGTCAAGTCAACGCTATTTACGGTGACTACTGGGTTAGATAGGTAAGTGCTGGTAGCCATGTGGGTTAAATCTCCTCGTTGGTTTCTGTATTAGTTTTAGCAGGTTTTTTAGGTTTAGGTGTGGATTGCTCAACAATGAAACCGCCAGACAAGAGCGCTGCCACGTTAATGCCGTCAGCTGGCACATAAGGGTCACCGATAATGCCAAGTTTGGTAGAGGCAATTGTGTAGATCATGCGGTCTGTGCCTGCACTTTTATTGTCAAGTCGTAGCACGGGAATGATGCGCCACCAATGTCAATTGAGCCCGGTCTGCCGTCTAACACGATCACTTTAGATGCCAGCACCAATGCGACAATGCTTAAAATCTCGCGCAACACTGGCAAGCCTGCAGGGCCTGACCCAACAATTTTGAGCGGAAAATCCATAGTCACAATGTTGCCGTTGCCTGCGTAGGTCGTAAAACTTGGTGCGAGTAAGAACACGCAATTAGGCACAAGCCGTGTTGGGTCAGTAACCACGCGCAAGCCACTGACGGCTGTCAGCGTGGCTGCTACATCGTCTATGGCCTCGTTGAGTAGGTCTGTGTATGGTGCGGGCATTAGGCAACCGCTGGTCGGGGGATGCCCAACAATTGCTTAACGATTGGTGTCAATGACTGCTGGGTTGGTGTGCCCATCGTGTCAAACGCTGCATAAGCGGTTTCTATGCTGCCTCGACTACGCCACAAGGCCGCACAATACATCAGCGTGCCTAGCGTGACATCGTGACCCGGTGACGTTGTAAGGCTGTCAAAGTAACCTGCCTCTTGCCTACGCCTATAGCAAAAATCGTTGCCAGCATTGCGCGCCTGTTCAGCGAGCGTGTAATCGTCTGATGGGTTTGTAATCGTTACACCTAAGTATGTGATCAGCGCGGCAACCGTAACCCATGTGCATGACTGCGTGTAAACCACAGTGCCGGCATAAAACGCTGCGTACTCAACATTGCTACCAGTAGCTGCGTAGATGATCTGGTTAGGCCGTGCTACATCCTCGTTGTACAAAAACTCGCCAGTGGTGTTGTCAATCCCTGTGTACTCGTACTGTGGCAACGCCAGCACAGTAAACGTGCCGTTAAACGGTGCGCCAATAGAGGCAACAGTTATAGATTGCCCAACAACAATGTCAGTTGGCTCTAACGTGCTGATGCACGCGTAGTTGCTAATGAGTTGTTTTGTAGCGGTGTTGTATGTGGCCATAGCGGTCTAAGTCCGCTACAGACTAAGCGATTACGATGCCCTGAATGAACGATGACTTGGCAACGAATGTTGAGAAGTAACCGTAGTAAGAGAACGTGCGGCTCAATGTGGATGGGTTAGCAATTGACAAAACACCTTGTTGTGCTTCGTAAATCTCAAAGCCCGGTGCGTAAACAACAAGCATTGTGCCAGATGCAAAGTTGTTATCAACAACCAGCTTAAGACCCATTACATCCATGTCGCTGTAGCCCATTCCGCCTACTCGACCTAATGCGTTTTGTCCAAGCACACCGTTTGTGGTGTAACCCAAAACTGGGCGCTTGCTTGAGTCCAACTGTGCACCCAACTTTTCCCACACGTCTGGTGACACGCACAAGTGTGTTGGGAAGTAGTTGCTGTCCTCTGTAATTTCGCGTGCTGCGTCATACAACGAGTTGATCAACGATGTTGGGTCTCCAGCGGTGACAGTCCATGTTGAGCCTGATGCGGTTTTACCGGCTACAAGTGCATCGGCTGCAATGTCATCAGTCTTAATGAGATATTCGCCAGCGAGGTCATTGAGAATAATGTTCATTGACGATGGATCAGTGAAGTCCATGTCTTGCATTGTGAGCGTGACTTGACCGGCAACAGTTGATTTTGTAATTGTGTTAGATGCAATCACCATTGTGGTTGCGCTAACTGCAGAGCCTTCGGTCTGTGTTGCTGCACTTGTGTGCGTTGTAATTGTTGGCCTGATGAAAGTCTTGCTTGGGGTGTTTGGCATTGAGCG